GTATGTTATCGCTGCATCTGGCGTAGTTGCTGCCTACATGGGCTTCAATGCTTACTCCGCAAAGGCCGATAAGAAAAAAGCGTCTATAAGTTATGATGATAGGGAGCTAGATAAATGAGCTTAATTGCAAGTTTAATTGGCCCAGTTAGTGGCATTCTTGATAAGGTAATTCCTGACTCTGACATGAAAGCCAAGCTGGCACACGAAATAGCCACTATGAGTGACACACACGCTCAACAAGCACTATTGGCCCAGTTGGAGATAAACAAGGCTGAAGCGGCTTCTGGTAGCTTGTTTAAGGGTGGGTGGAGACCCGCAGTGGGGTGGATATGCGCAATCGCGTTTGGGTATCATTTTGTACTGCAACCTCTGCTAGTCTTTGTTTTGACCGCATCTGGCGTTGATTTGCCTGATTTACCTGAGTTTGACATGGGTACTCTTCTTACAGTCTTGGGAGGAATGCTCGGAATTGGTGGGTTAAGAACCGTGGAGAAAGCGAAAGGGCTAACAAAATAATGGAAAATGATGTTATTATTGAACAGCAAGCCTCTACCATAGGAACCAAGACAATTAACATTGGTATGGGTGGTGGCAGTAGTGATGTCGAAGCAGGCATAGAGTTTATCTACCATATGCGTGAACACCTTGTAGATGTTGGTGTTGCTACGGTGTACGGACTAACTGTGTTTGCTTTAGTAATGTGGATAAAGAAAAAGTTTTCAAGCTAATGTGGGTGCTGGTTTGGATGCAATTAATATCGGGGCAACCTGTCGATTACTTTCAGTTAGCTGTTTACGAAAATAGCGCAGAATGCGAAAAGAATAGAAAACGTGCAGAGATTATGGTAACACACAATGGAATTGCTGTAGCCTGCTTAAACGTAAGGACAGAGAAATGACATTTAAACTCTCAACACGTAGCCTAGATAGGCTCATTGGAGTAGACGAACGCCTAGCCACTGTCGTTAAAGGCGCTATTCATAGGAGTAAGATAGATTTTGGTGTAATTTGCGGCATGAGAACAATGGATGAGCAACGCGCTCTTGTTGAGAAAGGTGCTTCGCAGACTATGAAATCAAAACACCTCCAAGGGCATGCCGTAGATTTAATGGCGTATATCGGCTCCAGAGCCTCTTGGGAATTAAATTTATACGATGATATAGCTGACGCTATGGCAGAATCTGCGCGTGAGGCCGACGTGCCGATCAGGTGGGGTGCAGCATGGACTGTGCCAAATATTGCCTACTTTAACGGAACGATGGAAGATGCTATGAATGGCTACATCGACACACGTAGGACACAAGGCCGTCGTCCTTTCATAGATGGTCCACATTTTGAACTAATGGTGTAACATGCCCTTAAAGAAACTTTTGCTAAAACCCGGAGTAAATCGTGAAAACACTAGGTATACTAGCGAAGGTGGTTGGTATGAGTCTGACAACATTAGGTTTAGACAAGGAACACCTGAAAAACTTGGTGGTTGGACACGTATATCAGAAGCTAGTTATCTAGGACTTGCACGTTCGCTCCTCAACTGGATCACGTTAACCAGCCAAAACCTAGTTGGTGTTGGTACACATCTAAAGTTCTATATAGAAAATGGTGGTGGGTATAACGACATAACTCCACTACGTGCCACAACAAGTGCAGGAGATGTTACGTTTAGTGCAGTATCATCAACCCTAGATGGCGCTATAAACGCTTCTATCACAACTATAACACTCGCTGACACTTCTGGGTTCCCCGCAGCAGGTAAGATCATAATTGAAAGCGAAGTCATAGACTATTCAGCTATTAGTAGTAATACGTTAACAGGATGCACAAGAGGTGCGTCTTCACTTGTAGCAGGCACGTCTACATCAACTACGGCAGCAACTCACAGTGATACTACAGCCGTGGGTTGTTTTAGTGTTACAGTGGCAGACAGCAGTCATGGTGCAGACACGGGTGATTTTGTTACATATAGTGGAACCGCGTCCCTTGGTGGTAATATTGTTGCTAATATGTTGAACCAAGAGTATCAAATTGAAAATGTCATAGATGCAAACAACTATGTTATTATAGCTAAGAGTTTTAGCTCGGAGAGTATAACAAGTGCATCTTACACAAATATTGCTTCTACTAGCTCAGACTCAGGAAACGGTGGCGGGTCTGTAGTTGGTGCTTACCAAATAAACTCAGGAGCTTCTTCGGCTAATCCTCTCGTAGGTTGGGGTGCTGCTGGTTGGGGCGCAGGAGCGTATGGACAAGGTGAAGCTGATACCGAAGCGTTACGAGTATGGTCACAACAGAATTTTGGAGAAGATTTAATATTTGCACACCGTAATGGTGCTTTGTTCTATTGGGATGCGTCTGACGCTGGGGGTAATCTCAATACGCGTGCTGTAGGACTAACTACGCTAAGTGGCGCGTCAAACGTGCCAACTGTTACAAACAATGTTCTTGTGTCTGATATTAACAGGTTTGTGTTTTGTTTTGGAACTAACCCGCTAGGCAGTTCTGCTAAAGACCCTATGCTCATCCGATGGTCTGACCAAGAAGATGCTACAAACTGGACCCCTGCAGCTACCAATCAAGCAGGAAGTCTTCGCCTATCTCGTGGTACTGAAATCGTTGCTGCACAACAGTCACGTCAGGAGGTCTTGGTTTGGACTGACTCTTCCGTGTATTCTCTACAGTATGTGGGTGCAGGATCGGGTGTATGGTCTGCTACGCTTGTTGGTGAACAAACCTCAATAGCCTCACAAAATTCAGTGGCTTACGCTAACGGTGTCTCTTACTGGATGGGTAAGGACAAGTTCTACAAATACGATGGTCGAGTGCAAACACTGCGTTGTGACCTTAGAAAGTACATATTTACAGACTTCAACGATCTGCAGTACGTACAAGTGTTTGGTGGTAGTAACGAAGCGTTCCACGAAGTATGGTGGTTCTACTGTTCTGGTTCTTCTTCCAGCATAGACAGATACGTTATATACAACTACCGCGAAGACATTTGGTACTACGGAAATATGGCACGTACTGCGTGGTTGGACTCTGGACTTAGAAGTTTCCCTCTTGCTGCTACGTACAACTCTGTGCTTGTAGACCACGAGAACGGTATTGACGACAACGAAACAGGCACACCCGCTGCTATTTCTGCTTTCATAACCTCTGCACAGTTTGATTTAGAGGATGGTCACCAATTTGCGCTTGTGTCTAGGATGATACCAGATGTGTCATTTGAAGGTTCTACAGGAGATTCGCCTACAATAAACATGACCTTGTTTCCTCTTAACTCGTCAGGCTCTGGCAGAAACACACCAGCTTCAGAGAGTGGCGTAAATGCAGGCACTGTTGTACGTAGTGCCAGTTCGCCCGTGGATGTGTATACAGAACAGATACATACTAGAGTTAGAGGTAGGCAAATGTCTTTAAAAGTGGACTCTGGCACTACAGGAGTACAATGGCAGTTAGGCTCACCTCGACTTGACATGCGTGCAGATGGGAGACGTTAATGGCTAATAATGATTACAGCGTAGGGTTTGTAGCACCTGCGTTACCGTACCCACCCGAGGAATATTCTTCTTTTGAGTTTGAGCAGTTTAACAAGGTCTTACGACTGTATTTTACGCAACTTGACAACACATTACGAGATAGGTCGTTAGCAAACCAGTCTGAAGCTATAGGGTGGTTCACGAGCTAATGGCAAACACATACGTAAATGCAAAAGTAGACCTTACTTCTACCAGTGTCACAACGCTTTATACGTGTGCTGCCGCTACGACTGCGATCATAAAATCTATTCTTGTGTCTGAAGACAGTGGCAACGCTGATACTATAACGGTTACTGTCACAAACGGATCGTCTGTATTTAGCTTGTTTCACGTCAAAGCTGTAGGAGCCAGTGGGACTGTAGAGTTGTTAACTGCTCCGTTGGTCGTAGAGGCTACAGAAATTGTAAAGGTAACAGCCGCTACAGCTAACAGGTTACACGTAGTAGCAAGCATACTGGAGGTTACCTGATGGCAAACGTAGTTGACAGTAAACAAGAGCCGCTTCCAGCACCGACAATCTTAACTATGGCTGCACAAGACCTTGATCTTAAAGGAGTAACTGTAGAAGCAGCGATGCTGGGGCTAGCACACGAACTCTCTATGCCCGATGTAGATCAAGTGCAGGTGGGTAATACTGTGTTTGTTGGACACCGAGGTAAAGGCAAATCAAAAAACAAAATGGTAGGGCGTGCGTTCAACGTAGATACGGCTCGCAACTTTGTAAGTAATTATATTAAATACCTCTCAGTCCTGCAGAAAAAGGGTATAACTCATTACTCTATTGATTTTGAGGGTGAAGACCTTGTGCCTGTTGCTAAAGCAGTGGGTAAACGCCTGCCCGAGTTAGGTATGAGTGGATCAATGGCTAAGTTTGAAGACGACACAGGGTACAGAGTGTATTTCCTATTACAACCTAAAACCGAAAAGGCGGCTGCATAAATGGCTTTTGTTGTAAACACAATTAAAGGTGTAGTTGATCTTGGCGTAGACCTCGTTACAGGCGCGGTGGACATTGTTGCTGATATTGTTGATTTTGCAGTAGACGAAATTATCGAGCCAGTAGTTCAGGGCGCTGGTGACATCATTCAAGCCGCATTAGATGACCCAATCACCACTATCGCAAAAGTTGCAGCCTTTGCTACGGGTAACGCATGGGCAATTCCTATGATCGACGGAGCTTCTGTAGCTGCTAATGGCGGTGATATAGGGGACATAATTAAAGCTACCGCTATTTCTTATGCAGGGTCTAAAGTAGGCAGTACGGTGAGTACGCTTGTTGATCCTCAATTAGCTAAAGCTGGGTTTAATTCTACTGTCACCGCTGCAATATCTGGCGGTACTAAGTCTGCGGCTACTGCATTAATTTACGGACAAGACCCATTACAAGCGTTTGCTACGGGGGGTCTTAACGCAGGAGTCGGCGCGTTACTTGCAGATATAGACACTAAATTAACAAATGCAGTAGAAGGTCAATTTGACGAATTTAATAAGCCTGTAGTCTCTGGGTGGGAGAATTTACAGGATGGCGTCAAAGACAGTATAACTGCATCTTTAGCGGCTGAGTTAGATGGCGGCAGTATTTCTGCAGATGCTTTAGGTGGTATTGTAAGTAGGTACACTGGCGTTGCAAAGACTATGGAGAAATTTTTAACCGACAACACAGGTGTAGATGCAGGGCAAGCAGCTCTGCTTACCTCGGCCTTAAACAGCGCAGCAGTTACCGCACTAGCAGGTAATCCAGAATTATCAGGCGAGGTTTTCTTTGCTAAATTTGACGAAGCTGGAATGAAAGAATTAGAAGCTATTGTTGATAAACCCGTCGATAAGACTATTGACAAACTCACAGGCGCGTACGGGAAAACAGAAACTGCGGCTACTGCACTAAACGAAGTTATGACAAAAACAGCAACCGCTGCAGATGGATTTAACGGGTTACGAACGGAACTAAACGGGAAGATTCAAGAACAAGATCGTTTAGAAAGTGTGTTTACGGCTGCAGAAACTGCGTATAAAGCAAACCCTTCTCAAGCAACAGCCGATGCGCAAAATGACGCCGCTAGTGCGTTTAACGCATACGCAAACCAATTAAAAACAGACTACGACACTACGTACAAACCACAAATGGATGCGTTCCAAGCTACGTATGACGAGTT